CGTTCTGAACGCTGCCCAGTCGATGAATGCCATGATGAGAGCCAAGTCCAACCAGGTGGTGTCGGCGTCAGGTAACCACATCACCACCAACAACAACTCCTTCGATCACTCGGTACAGGTGGCCAGCGTGACGGTCAAGGCAGACAACCCCCGGACGATGTTGACCGAGCTGGAGCGAGAGGCCCGGTTCGCTGCTCTGACGGGGACGAAGAAGTGACCACCATCCGCACTGGTCCGATCCAGCTGCCGAATGACTTCGACGACGAGGTCGACTTCGACGCCCAGATTGCCTACGGCACGCAGTGGCAGTCCATCAACGACCACATCAACTTCCGGGTGGCTTCTGAAAGCTTTGGGACCACCGGTCAGACCTACCGCAGGATCGAGCTGAGCAGCTCCTTCTACGCCGGTACCTACGACGTGAACCACGTGCCGGATGCCCAGAAGCGGAACATGGTGGTCTGGGTGAAGGGTCGAAACTTCGAGGACCTGGCCACTGCCCGGGATCAGCTGGTCACCTGGTTCACCCAGGACGACTTCATCCTGCGGATCGTTCGGGGTGACACGTATGAGTACTGGGAGTGCCACTGTGCCGACTACCAGATCGACGAGTCCCAGGCCATGATGTTCAACCGGATGTGCAAGCTCAGCTTCACGATGTCGGTGATGCCTGGCGTCCAGACATACGTGGTGCTCTGATGCCAGCAGGACCCACTGCTTCTGGCCTGGACTATCTCGCTAATCTGATGACGACTGGCGAGACAGCGGTCCCCTGGTACTACCTCGCGTTGATCCCAGAGATCGAGCCAGGCTTCTCCTCGACCGGTGAGACCATCACCGAGCCAGCCTTCGACGAGTACGCACGGGTCGGGATTCTCAACCAGTCGTCAGCCTGGAACGTGAGCAACGGGGTGCTCACCAACTCCTATGAGGTGGACTTCCCGATGGCGATCGGTGAGTGGGGGAGCATCGCCTACTGGGCTGTTCTGGATGACCCGGTCGGTGGTCGAGCCTTTTGGGTTGGTGAGTTCGGGACACCCTTCTACGTCGGTGCCGGAGGTATTGTCACCTGCGCCCCCGGCACGTTCTCCCTCTGGTTCGAGGGCAACCAGTGGAAGATGGGCCAGTGAGTGTCACTCCCTGGGGTTTTCTCTCGCCCACTGTCGACTACACGAAGACACCATCCACTCAGCCGATCGACCGTCTGGTCCCACGCCGGACGATCTCGCTGACGCCAGAGGACGCCATCATGCTGAACGGCTTTCCCCGGGTGCCGAAGAGCGGCGTGATGGCCCGAGCGATGTTCAGCACTGATGGCGTGTACTACACGGAGCGGAAGTCCTTCGACGACATCAACCACGACTCCTGGGCGTCGTTCGTCGGCTCATCGGTCTACTGGGATCCGGTCGCTGGCATCTGGTCTCCGATCCGGTCCAACTCCCCGGTGCTCTACCAGTTCACTGGTGTGCCGGGGACCACGCCTGTGCTGGACACGCTGGAGTACCGCTCCGGCAAGGAGTTGATGACCAACGACGCTCTGGTCTTCGACAACACGGTGACCTTGTCAGCTCAGTTCAACGAGGGTCTGGACGATGCGACAAGATTCACCCTGGCGATGGCACTGTTCTGCCAGGACTCAGGACCGAACACCGTCATCACGTTCGCAGATGGTGCAACAGTCGGGGTCACCCCGACCGGGCTGACTGCCACTATGGACGGGATCACCTGGGACGTACCAATCAAGACGGGGCCGATGAGACTCGGACCACTCTTCTTGATCCTGGAGCTGAAACCTCCGACCGCCAACCTCTACGCCGGATACAGCCCGACCAACATCTCTTGGGGAAGCTCAGTGATCTCTCGGAACACGACGCGATTCGCCTTCACTGTGGGGTCTCCGATGAGTCTGTTCGCACTGGATGTCTGGGGTGACGGTGCTCCAATCGCCTCTCAGATCGTCTCTGACTACGCCAGCGTGCTCGGTAACACCGACTCCCCGGTGGCGATGTTCGCATGAGCAGCGCCCCCAGGCTGTACCAGCAGGCCGGAGGATCTGGCTATTTCCGGATCTGGGCCAAGAGCCCGAGCGGTGTGTCGACCGAGATCACTTTCGTCCGGGACGTGCCGACCATCATTGACTCGATGTCGACTGCAGACCCGTTCAGTGACTCCTCTGCCTCGCTGTCCTTCAGCGCAGTGACCGGGTTCGATCGCCCGGGTAACGGGATGCTGAGCTGGCTGGTGCCGTACTCCCAGATCACCATCCGCTGGTACGACATGACCGAAGTGGTGGTCAACGGTGTGTCGACGACTGTTCCGGTGGTGAACCCGAACTGGGTCTGGGAGGGATACATCGCCTCTGAAGAGATCGGCCAGCCATACCAGGTCCAGTGCAAGGGTGCGTTGTTCCAGGCAGACAACTTCCTGGCTGAGCCGCTCTACCCGACCTACCCGATCCCGTACGAGACGATGATCTCCAAGATGCTGGATCCGGTCTCCCGGCCCACTATCGGTACGTCCAAGCTCGTGGTCGAGTACCCGAGTGACTGGGCTACCAAGGTGCCGACCTTCAAAGAGCCGAGCTACCTGTGGTTCCTGGTCCCCCAGGGGCTGGCTACCGGCGCGAACTGGTCCGGGCTGACCACCCGCGACACTGGCTCCTGGAACCCGATCATGACCGGCTACATCCAGAACCTGCTGGCCACGATGTACACGCCAACAGGGGAGCAGTGGACCCTGATGAAGCGGGTCGGCAGAGTGCCGGTACTGATGGTGCGTAACCGGGTCATCTTTCCCGATTCCCAGACCTTGGTGGTCTACTACGAGGCTCCAGGCACCAAGAGCTCCTTCTCCCGCGACTTCACCCAGACCGCCAATGTCATCTACGGCGACGGCAAGGACCTGGCCGGATCGACCTTCACCGGGATGCAGATCGCGGCTGACCAGACCACCTGGTACGAGCCGTACTCGGCTCTGCCCCAGGTCTATCCGGCCAACGCCTCGAACCCTCGCTGGCTGAAGACGATGCCGGTCAAGGAGATGCACTTCTCGTTCCAGCAGGGGATGGATGAGCTGACCGCGAAGGACACCGCCTACGCCCAGCTGCAGAAGTTCGCTGACCCCGGCTACACCGGCAGCATCACGATCCAGAGTGATCCGATGCGAGACGGCCAGCCCTTCAACAAGTTCCTGATCCAGGCGGGCCAGAGTGTGCTGCTGAAGAACTTCCGGGGTGGTGATGTGCTGTTCCATATCGCTGCCGTCACGGTGTCGCCGGAGGAGAACTCGGTCAGTCTGACGGTCGACAACAAGTACCGGGACGCGCTGACGGTCGGTGAGGTCAGGGCCAGAACACGTGACGCGTTGGACCCGATCAACCTGCTCAAGCCGGGATCAGTGTCTGGTGTCGTCAACGACATGCTCAAGCCGTGGAGCTACGCGAACGGCTCTGGTGTCATCCCCAGTGGTGGTAACAACGATGCCACCCCCTTCTTCAAGTCGATGCCAGCAACCTCGGTCTTCCCCTGGACAGACTGGACGGCGAAGTACCCGCCGAAGAAGTTCCCGCAGTACTACATCAAGGTCAGCCGGAAGAGCGCGTCAGCGTCTGATCGCTGGCAGGACTACTGGGGGACCTACAAGGTCAGGCCGAAGTTCGCTGTCTCGGTACCGATCAAGGGCGCTGAGGCTGGCACCATCCGACTGACCCAGATCGCTGCTTACGACCGGGACGGCAAACAGGTTCCGTGCCGGTTCCACTTCGCCATCTACGACAACAACGGGGTGACCGTTCAGGCCATGCCGATGATCCCGGCTGGCGTCAAGGGCCTGCCTACTGGCTACGCGGCGGGCCAGTACTACCCGTTCTTCCCTGCCGCCTTCAACAACTACAAGCCGTCCGGAGAGCTGACGACCCAGGGTGGTGTGCTGCTCAGCAGTGGTTCCACGATGTTCGCTGGCTGGGGGACATCCGAGGAGCCAGCTGGCTACTCTCCGGGGACCAAGGGAACCGGTAGTGCGGTGACTGGCAGGCTGGAGGACGCCGCCTCCTGGTCCTTCGACACCGCGACGAACGACAAGAACTTCGACAAGTCTTCGGCCCAGAACGTGGCAGGTTACAAGACTGCCGGTTACATGTACTGCATGCTGTTCCAGGACGATCTCCCAGAGGCCTACTTCATCGGTCGGCTCTGGAAGGACCCAGCAACAGCTCCGACTGGCGGTGGCGGCTAGTGGCAAACTACGGCACGTTTTCGAGCTACCAGGTCGAGATCTGGCTGGCGACGCTGAACAATCGGTACGTCGCCCTGCACTTCGACAACCCGGAGACCACCGGGGCCTACATGTCAGAGATCCACGGCGGTGCCTACGCCCGCCAGCTGGTCCAGATGAGCGCTCCGGACAATCGGGCTACCTGGAACGTCAACGACTTGTCCTGGTCCGTCCCACCTGCCACCAGGATCTCCTACGTCGCCTTCTGGGACGCGGTCGTCAACGGTAACTACCTCTGCTCCGCCCCACTCGATGTCGAGCAGACCATCGTGGCCGGTAAGCGGTTCGACTACCCGGCCCTGAGCCTGGCGCTGAGCTTCGACTCCTAGCTGAGGGAGAACACGTTGTCTTCCTGCTTGACCACCTGACCGTCGATCCGGTCGTACTGACTCTTGACGTTGTCCTCCACCGCGTGGGTCATCCAGTTGTTGTTCACCTTCGGCGGGGCGAACGGAGAGACGATCGGGAACCGGTTGGCCACCATCTTCCAGGCCAGCGCGGAGGAGCACACCTCGTCGGGCAGGTGGAACTCCTTGGACCGGGAGAACATGTCGTCGGTCGACACGTGCTTGTGCGCGGTGTAGATCGAGTCGATCCGAGAGGCCCGGACCCACTTCCGCTCCACGGCTGAGACGTACTCGCTGAGCATGTTGTCCCGTTGTGCGCCGGTCATCAAGAAGTTGCGGACCCGGTCCTCCAGGTAGTCCGCCACCACTCCACCCAGCCCGGTGGCGTCGTGAATGCCCTCCGCGTGGTAGCGCTTCTGCAGGGCGTTGAAGTAGCCCACCATCAGTGGGTAGGGACGGCGCTGCATCCGGACGTAGTAGGCCAGTCTGATCGGGGTCTCAGTGGCGTCCCAGACGGTGATGACGGTCCAGTCCACGTCCCTGGCCCAGTCGGCGGCGATCACGTAGTCACGGATCACCTCAGGCTGCAGGATCAGGTACTCCTGGTGGTCACGAGTCAGCTTCAGCGGTTCCGGAGCTGGGGCGTCGAACATGAACTCGACCGCCTCGGAGTCGATGGCCCGGTTGCCGATCGAAGGCTCACCGAGCTCGTACTCCACCCGCCAGGTTTCCCGGGAGACGGTCCGGCGCTTGTTCTCGATGGCCTCCTGACTCAGCCACCCGTCGATCGGGTTCGAGGTGTCCTTGTAGCAGAACTCATA